CTGTTTTTATTTCCTTGTATAATTCTCCGTATTTATTATTAATAGCACTTGCTGGATATATTGTTGATGTCGTTTTGGTATTGCCATCTATTTTTACTTCAGTTTTACCTTTATATGCCTCAGTAAAAAGTCCTTCATCATTTTTAATACCCTGTTCTATAGAATATTCATTTATTCTTTCTTTACCATCAAACGACTTTACAGCATACTGGTCTAAAGCATTTGCTGTGCTAGAATTAACAGTTTCTTCAAATAATACTTCTCCAGTGTTTATATTTTTAAAAGTAAAATGTAAATTATTATTGTCATCATATTCACTTGTAAACTCTGTGTTTTCATCTAAATAACCATGACTGTATCCAGTACCATAAGCCTTCACAACTTGTTCAGACTGTTGTGCTGTTAAAGAAGTTTCTCCTTCTCCTCTGTTTTGCGGTAAATAAATTGTACCTGAATCATCAACAAACCCAGCGGCTACTTGACCATTAAGTTGAACATTTGAAATATTGTTTTGCAAAAAACCAACAGACTCTGTGTGTTTACTCATTTGATCCCAAGCTTCTTTTCTTTCTTCTTCTGTAGCATTAGGATTGTAATAAATTTTTGCGCTGTTATAATATTGATCTCCTATTTCTTTGGCTTTTTTGTCATATATTTTAATTCCATCTTCAGCAATACTACTAGGATTTTCTATCTTCCAATCATTAACTAGTTGATTGAATTTAAAAGCAGCGTCACCAGCTTTTATCTCTGCATTAGCAGCGTCTTTTTTTTGTTGCTCAATTCTTTTTCTTCTGGCATCAAGCTCCTTGTTCTCTCTTTCAGCTTTAGTTGCAACGCCTTTTGCAATTCCAGCGGTAAAACTTTGAAAACCTTGGGCAAGTATTTCCCCAGACTTGTCTTGTATCATTGCTGGATTTTCGTATGCTCCCATTTTTTATTTTTTTATATTATATTAAGACCAACCGTTTTGTGATGTTCCTAAATCAGTAGATCCTGCTGTGTTTACATTAAACTGAAAGTCAGTATTATTTCCGCCCCCAACTGAAGGGCCGTTTAGTTTCCCGAAGCGCCTATGTATGCTCCAAAAATACTTCCTAAACCACCAAGCATTCCACCTAAAGCAGCAGAGCTACTTTGATTTGCTTGAGCTTCCATTTGCATTGCTCTATCGGCAAGACCAGCGGCTCTATTTAGATCCATATTTGTTCTGTTTTCTTGAGCTTGGAACATAAACTGTTGTCCAGCAGCTTCAGCGGCTTGAACTCTTTGCCCTTCAGAAATAGCAATTTGCTGAAGTCTTTGTTGTTCTGACATTTTCAACTGTTGCATTTGCTGTTCTCCTTGAGCTTTTAGCTTTTCGTTTTGAGCTTCTTGAGCTTCAATACTAGCAGCAACACCTTTTTTACTTTGTAAAGCAGCTTGAGCTAAAGCAGTTGCTCCTCCAGCGCTAGAACCTGTCGCTCTTAATGTATCTAAAGTACTAGCTAAAGCAAGATCAGTTTGCTCCATTTGAATTTCAGCAGCTTGAGTTGCAACACCTAAATTAGCATATGGATTTTGAACCATGCCAGATAAATCAGTAGCCAAATCGCTAAGATTTTCTGTTGATTCATATGGATTTACTATAGCGGCTCTGCTGGCTTTTAAGCCCTCTATAATTCTTTCTTGTCTTAGTCTTTCTTGACGCGCCTGCTCTTCTTGTCTTTGCGCCGCGCCCATACCAACTAAACCTCCTATAATAGAAGCACCCGCACCGATTATTAATGGAATTGGCATAATTTTATGTTTTAAATTTTTATTTTGTATAGTTTATTTTTGTTCCTACGGACCATAGTTCTTTTATTCCACCAGGGTTTGTTGAACCATCAACACTAAACTTAGCTGTTGCATATCTTCCTTTTATTCCTGATACACTGTTGCCAAAAACAACTTCACCTGGTTGAACAGATGAATTATTAATAAGGTTAGCATAGTATTTGTTTTCTTTTCTATTAAAACCAGAGTAGTAAGTTATACCAGCGTCAATATATTCACCCTCGTAATAACTTTGAACATTTTGAGTTGAATCATTAAACGATTGCCATGCATTTGTTGAAAAATCATAGCCGGTTGGATCTGAAATAAAATAATCAACTTGCCAACCACTGTCTCCTTCATAGTTTACAGTTTGAAAAACCTTACTTATTGAAGGATTATCATTAAACAAAAATACAACGTTGCTAGGGGTTGATACTCCATAAAAAGTAGAAACTTCTACATTGTTTGAATAATGTTTCCATATGTTTGCATATTGTACTGACCACAAATCATTCACAACACTAAGAGCCTGTGTTGGCTTATAACTATAAAAACTAACCCATCCTTTTACAGCTTCATCAAAAGCTAGTGTAGAATAGTTTTGTGGACCATCTACCGTTGTGTCTTGGTATTGTGGTGTTTGCTGTAAAGATATTAAATAGTTTTTATTATGAATATCATAAGCACCAATTATTTTTGATGGAGCATTTGATTGAAAAGTTACAATATCTCCAGCGCTAATATTTAATCTTGTATTAGCTGTTACAATACCGCTTGTTGAGTTTGTAACGCTTATATCTTCTATTAAAGCCACAGTATTACCGTCAACAACAATTTCCATTCCAATTAAAGCTGTATTTAAATCAGCACCACTAACTAATATTTGCGTATTATCTGAAGGATTACTTTCAGTTGTTAAATCAGTATTAATAATCCAAACGTTGTTTTTGTTTATTAGCTTTAGATTGTCTCTAAAATAATCTATCATGCCATATCTTGATATTTCAGTAATACCATCTCTAGATAATCTTAAAACAACGCCTCTATCTCTATCTGTAAAATATTTTTGATAACCATAATAAGCAAACGATTCAGGATTTTTACTTATACCATATTCTCCTAAGTAAGCCTGTACTTGACCAATAACAACATTAGAGGTTGTTTGAACCGGTGATCCTTCTGCTGTGTAAATAGCATCTTTATCGATCAACGCGGAACTAACTTTTGACTCTTGAAATATAGTTAAATTAGTGTTTTCGGAAAATAATTTTTGTATAGAACCATTTGCTGGATCTAAACTTTTTGTAATATCTTTACCTACAGAAAATTGATTTGTATTATTTACACCTGTTCTAGAATTATATATTCCAGAATATATTAAACTATTTAACCTGTGTTGTTGCTCTGTATCTTCTTCAACTAAATAAGCTCTAACACCAAGATCAACTTGCGTATTATTATATCCACCTCTAATTCTTGTTTCCTCAATAAACCAATTAACGTCATGTGTATCAACTGTTGTTTGAGCGGTACCAGGAAAAGTAAGTGTTCCTCCACCGGCCACTTCTAGTGGATCAGTTGCATTGTATGGCCAACCGTTTGGAAAAACAGACTCGTTGGAAGCATTACTAACCTTCTTAATTAAAAAAGAGTTAAAAAAAGATATTTCTAAAGTAGTTGCCATTATATATAGTTACTTATTTTTAAAGTATATTACTATGGAAAACATGTTCCATTAATTGGACACGTGTCATAGCTAGGAAGCGTGTTAGCTATTGAAACGTTTAAATTAGTATTTAACTGTGCTATAATATTGTTTGGTGCTGATTGTAAATACAAAAGAATTTGAACACTTATATTATGATATTTAGGTATCTGAATATTACCATAGGTCTGCAAATCATACCAAGCGTCTGCGGCTTGATCTTTAAATGTTTCTGTTAAATTTGTTGAAAAATCATAAATTTGACACTGTGTCGATGAACCAGTAGTAGGACCGTTTCCAGGTAACTCAAAATAATTAGTAGTAGGATTAATATCGTCTTGTGTAAACCCATTAAGCGCTCCAGCAAACGTTTGTCCAGCGTTATTAACTAGTCTAAGTCTTGCCTTGTAACTTGTATTAACATCTAAATTTTTAAATCTTACGCCCCATCTAATAGCGGCTCTGTCACTTGTTGTAGACTCTGCCACTAAACATTGCTCGCCAAGTATTTCAATCTCTGGAACAGCTTGTTGTATAACTTCAACATTTATAGTACAACTGTTTGTTAATCCTCCAGAGTCTATAGCTGTAACAGTAACAGGAACAGTACCACCGGTAACAGCAGCGTCTCTTTTTACGTAAAGATCTACGACACCAGGCTCGTTTGGTCTTGTTTCTAAATAAAATCTTTCTGACCCAAAAGAAAGATTAAAAGTTATTTCGTTTCTATAGTTTCCACCTAAATAATAAGAACCATTTACCGCGTAAAACGTGTAAATTGGTGAGTTTAAATCATCTGTTGAAGTTGAATCAACAACAGCGCTTATTAAACCGCAGTCGGTTTTTGGTATTGGTGGACCAAATCCAAATGGCGGCGGCAATATTGTTACAAAATCTGGACTAACATTTGTTAGTTTACAATTGTTTAAATTAACGTAATTTACGTACGTAATACCACCGCTTGTTACAGTACATTTTACGGTAAAATTATATATTCTTTCCATAGCTTCTGAGCCATAGTAGAAAAAAGCAGGTGGATTTGCTGTTGATGTGTTTATATTAAAACCTAAAGGATCGCCTATTGTTCCAGATCCAGTTGTAACAAGATCAAACAAATAATTCAAATTAGATCCAGCCGCATTAAATACAGATATTAACTCAAAGGTTATGTCTTGATATATGACATTTGCTAGAGAATCTATAGCAAATATAGATCCATCAAAAGCAGTTGATCCAGGTGGTGATGCTTCAGATAAACTAAATGAAAATCCTGTTGTCGCAACAGCTCCAGCATAACCACCATTAACAACAGCTTGATTTAAATCTTTTATTAAACCAGAAGATGTTGTTTCCCAATATATATCTAATTGTGATTCAAAAGGATCTGTTTCATAAACCGCTAAATCATAAGCGTAATTATTTAAGGTTGGATCTGATTGAGCCGCCCTATTTTTTTTACCAATAGGAGTTATTGTACTTATTCTTGCTATTAATGGGTTTGTATTACTTGAATAAAATTCTGGATAGTTTAAAGAATACTCTGAAGTACCACCACTAACCTTATCACCTAAAGTTGTTCCATTGTAATTAGCATCAGCAAGTGTTGAAATAGACACTACAGAGTCGCCAACTAGTGAAGGTTGATATTGAGTATTATAGTTATCTGCAACCGGAGCAACGTCTACAGGAACAACTCTACCATACAATTTAACAGCACTTCTATACTGTTTTTGATCTGGACCTACTTCTTCTAAGTCTCTAGGTATTTTATTTATATTGTCGTTTATTAAAACAATATTAGCTGTTTTATTTTGTTCATAATCATATTCTGGATCACCTTTACTATTTATGTAATTAGCAGGATAACCATTTAATATTCCTGGCAAATAACAATTATAATAGTCTTGTTCTGGCTGCCTAACAACAATTTTATATGAATACCAACCAAGGGGATTTGGATCATTAACTGTTATGATTAAAGTGGCATCATTATTACCACCGACAACTGTAACTATTTCTCCATTTTTATAACCAGAGCCAGGAGAAAGTATTTCTACGTTTCTAATACTTTGACCGCCACTAGCATCAGCTGTAACCACTAAACCTGTTCCACTTCCACCGGTTGTTGTATATGTTACACCGGCACCAAGGTATCCGCTTCCTGAGTCATCTATTATTAAAGCGTCAACACCAGCGTTATAGTCTTTATATAAGCCAGGATAGTTTTGTACATTTACTTGACCGGTATTCGGTATGATTTCGTTTAATAAAACTCTCAATGCATAACCAGGCCAATTTAAAGCATTAGCACCACCAGTTATTGGTCTATAAGGAACATATATTGTTGATCCTCCATAATTAATTCCACCCGCGGCATTTGCCTCGTCGTTAGAAGAAAGTATAACACTAGATTGTCTTCCGTATCTATCTGCTAATACAAAGCCTACTTGGTAGTTTCTATTTTGTTTTACTGTATGAGTTGGATATTCTTTTTGACTATTACCAATTAAAAAAGACTTGTCACCAAACATTACATTGTAATCTATTTGTTTGACTGGAGAATAAGTTGTATAATAATTTCCATATATAACTCTATTTCCAGAAACCTCTTGTGCTAATGCCCTTACGGGGACCTTGTCAAAAACTCTACTTGTTTCTTCTTCAATTAAACCTTTATACGGCGCTGTAGAAATATATTTATATGTAAAAACTTTATTATTTCCTCCAGCAATGCCATTGGCTTGCATGTTAGAAACAACTTCATCAATGTCTATTGTTTCTATAACCTTAATTTGAACTTGATCAGATTCTTTATAAAGAATATCTACACTTTTAATTTTTAAATCGTTATCAGGTCTGGTTGTTTCAAACTCAATATTCGCTAATATTTGAGTTACATTATTTTCAAAAAAATCTACAATAGTACTCTTGTATGCCTGAGTTTCATCATCATCTAAAAAATATCCAAATTGTTTTGGAATGAAACAGGGTTGTGTAAACGGTGCTATTAGTGAGTATTCATTGTCTTCAAACTTAAATCTATAACTAAGTCTTATAAATTTATCTGATAAAAAATCCGGATCACCAGGCCACGCAGAATCGTAATCTGGTTTTTGAGAAACAGTACCCGGGTAATATTGCTCAGAAGGATTTGTCATTGTTGAAGCATCAGGAGTTGTACCAGCTGGGACCTCGTTAATGTTCATTAAGCTTATAGGTTTCCAAGGATAATATTTAGCAACAGAAATTTGATCTTCTGTGCTATAATAAGGTTGTTCAGTAGTAGACGCTGGGTATCTACCGCTTTCCGGTTGTGCGGCTGGAGAAGAAAAAGCATTTAATATGTTAATTTTTCTTGGTTGATTTCTATTGTCTGTCCAAAACAAAAGATTTTCAAGCAAATTAACTCCAATAATTGGACTGCGCGCGGAAAAATTTAAAAAATGTCCTGAAACTAAAACTGTTTTTATATTTGCCACAACGTCATAAGAAACAATCGCGCAATAAGCCGTTGATGGTGCGGCATTAGATAAACCATCAACAGAAGAATCTATATAGTCAGTAACAAAATAAAAAATCCTATTATTTATTTGATCTGCATATGCGCCAATACAAGTGTTATATGTTTCTTCTTCAAAATATAATCTATTACCTAATATTGTTTGAAGAGCTCCAACGCTTTCACCTTCTGAAGTACTAATCTCAACGTTTAAAGCATCTCTATACTCGCCGTTTGGAACAATGCGAGCGTCAAGATCTTTATTCATTTTGGACTTTATAAAAGTATTTTTAATTTCAGCCATTTAATTTTAGTGTTTTATCCATTTAGATTGGCCTCGCATAACTTGAGTTATTTCATTTAGTTTTATGTTAGACAACCTAATTTTAGCATTTCTTAACTTAGCACTACGCTCTCTTTTAAGGCGCTGTACAACATATTCAGGTTGGTTAATACGACTTGCAATAATAGCATGAAGTATATGCGCATAAAGCGCTTCTTCTGCCATTTTAGGGACTTTTGTGTCTAAGTCATATGCTAAGCCATCTGAAATATATTCAAGTAATATAAGAGCTCCATTTAAATTGCTTGAGAAAGATATTTTACCCTCACGTGGATCAATTGTAAACCAGCCATTATATTGGGAGTATTGACCATCAATGCCATATTGTTCTCCATAAAAATTAGTTAGATTGCTACCATAACCCCAATAATCTAAACCTTGATTATAATCATATAACATCCAGGCACCGTTTATAAGAATAACATTTGCAGCATTCCATCTTTGGTTAATTTGAGATGTACCTTCTAAATTATCTCCTAAATCATCTTGAGTTGGAACTCCTTCAGAATCTTGTACAGGAATTTCATATGGATTTTTATGTAAATTGTTTGCTGGATAAATTGGTCGTTTAACACCTAATTGATCTATCCAAGAAATAGCCGTATAATTAACATAATCTTGAGGAATAATAACACTCAAGCTAGGTGGTATTGTTAGTTCTTGAGACTTAATGCTTTTTAATGTATCATAACTAAACTCTTGTAAACCACGTTTTGCATGAAATAAAACATCAGTTCTACTAACATTTGGTATCAACTTGTCTTGACCAACATAAGCGATTAAAAAATTATTAATAATATCGTCTAATGTTATATATGCATAACTCCCATAATTTTCATTTACAGTTGTTCCATATGCGTCTTCATTGCCATAATTTCCACCATCTATTGATTTTAATTGAACAACAATAAATGTATTAGCTGCAGGTGCAGAAGTAAAAATAATTGTATTTCCTGTAACACCATACTGAGAAGTATATTCTGTATATGTTCCAGGAAGACCAGTAGCACTTGTGTAAAGTTTAAAATTATTTAATGCATAAGCGTTTGTTGCTGGATTGTAATTTCCAAAAACTAACTGTGTGTCAAAAGTTGTTGTAAAATCTGTTAAAGAACCAGCACCGTCTTGTTGAAATCCCTGAGCACCCTCGTAATATTGTTGATTAGTTTCGGTGATTAATCCACCATTAGGAATTGGCATATCTTATTAGCTTTTAGCGTTAACTTCTATTTTTTGCGATTCTTGAGCTGCAGCTTGTATAATCAATGGATCATTAATAATAATACCCATATACATTAATATTTTTAATATAAAATTAACCTGCTCCGTTGCGTCTAATTCTGGCCACGTTGAAGCACTTGGATTATAAATATAAGCATTACCACTTTGCGTATAACCCCAAACAACGTTTTGTGGTTTTCTTATATAAGATATTGTTATGGCATTAACCTGATTTATGCTTTGAGGATATATAATAATTCTTTCTTGTTCCCACAAATATTGAGGAAAAGATTCAGTTGGTCTAGTTAGTGGAGATTTATTTATTTGAAGAAAGTCATTTTTTTGTATTCTTTGGCATTCTATATCATAACCAACGCTAGGTGTATAATAAACTGTACCTAATTTATATACGTCAGTCTGTGAAAGCCCTGGGGGCATTGTAGATGGATTATTTGTTGTTGGTCCCAAGAAATAAGCAGGATCAGCGGCAACATACGTTAATTGTGTTCCGGTAGCTGTAGTTTTGAAAATAGATATTTTATTATCTAATTCTTTTAGTCTTTCAGAGTATTCACTCGTGTTTTGAGGCACGCGTAGTTGCTGTGTATAATCTTCAAAATAGTTTTCAAAGATTTGTAATTGCACTTGTGTTGCTATTTTATTGAACTCGTCTGGTGTAACATAACCACGCTGTTCTTTATTCATTATAAGCAACACAGTTTTATAAACTGTATCTACGTTTAATGCCATCTTATTTTTTTATTATAATACAAGGCAGCCGCTTACGCGGCTACCCTATATTAGTATTACATGTTATTTAAGGTTTTTCTCTATATTTCTATAGACATCCATTCCTTCGTCTGTTTTAAACCACGCCGCCATTGCAGAATATGGGTTTTCATCAAAAGGAACATTCATTAATTTTCTATCATTAGATCCCCAGTGAAAAGATCTTTGATCTGGAGAAAGTCTTAAAATACCTACTTCAGTTGCTCTAATTGCTACATTACGTAAGTGTACGTTTTCATCATTTGCTAATTCTATAAATAATATTGGGTTTTTTCTAGCAAATAATAACAAGTCTCGCTTAAGTTCTTTAGAACTCATATCTGAAACTTTTGATCCAAGTTCAACTCGCATAATAGCTTCTGCTTGATCAATGTCCATTGTTCTCGCCATATTTAAAGCATCAATTTCTATTTCAATATCATCTAATTCATACTCAGCGACCTCTGTTGCATCAAATTCATAATACTTAATATTACGCGCTGGATGATATAATGATAATAATTTTTGTAAATTTTGTTTTTCTTTAGGTACAGTTAAAACACCATCATTAAAAACAATATGACCCAATGTAGCTTCTCCTTTTTGTTCTTGTACAAATGGAGAACTTTGATTAGTTGCATATCGCAGTTCTTTTTGTTCTGCTGTAATTGGATCAAAATAAAGAAGAGGGTATCTTCTAGAATGTCTTGATTGTAATGTAAACGTTAATGGAGTGACTGCTCCTTTCAACAAATACGTTCTATCTTTAATTTCCCAAGTTGGTTTTTTGGGTTCTTCTTTCTTTTTAGAAACTACTGTAGTTTCCATAACTTCTTGTACAACAACATCTTCTTTTTGAGTTGTTGTTTTTTTAGCTGTTGCCATAATATAATAAAATTAAATAGTTTAAAAATAAGGTTTTGGGCCCCGAAGGGCCCTTTTAACCTCAAAAAATAATTAAGCTGTAAACAATACAAAATTGTTAGCGCCTTGTACCACCAAACATCTTTCAGATAGGAAGTGTACTTCCATAGCATCAAGAGCAGAAGTATAAGCACCACCGGCAGAACCAGTAATCCAGTTTTTCATGCGACGATCATCAGCTTGAGAAGCACGATAACGAGTGTGCAAGAAAGGACGACGGATATTAGTTCCTAGAATTTGATCATATACAGTAGAAGTACCAGCAGGAACAAGAACTCCATCAATACCAGCAGCGGCAACACCACCACGGGTTGATGCGTCGTTCAAATATTTCCAGTCAGTCTTATAGAAATCATAAGAACCACGACGGAAACCGCTAAATCCAAGATTTAAAGCCATATCCTCAGAGTTCTCAAACAAACCATAAGAACTACCACCTTGGTAAACCCCAGTAGCGGGTGAACCAATACCAGCTAGCATATCATCAAAATCTAAAGAAGTAGCACGGTTCAAGAAAAGCATATTTTCTTCAATAGCTCCTTGAGTATCTAAGTTCTTAAGAATTGAATCAAATTCAGCAAGACCAGCAGATGCGGTAAAGTTAGCAAGAACATTTCCGCGCTCTTTAATAGCAGCAAAAAGACCTTGAGTACCAGTAACACCAGTAATAGCAGAAGTAGCACCAACTAGTTCTCCTTCAACTACAGCCATTTCTAAATAATCTTCAAAACGTAAACGAGTTTCAGATTCTGCTTTTAAATACCAAAGGTATCCAGAAGTTCCATCTTCAGTAGCAACTTCAACCCAACCAATTTGAGCCATATCAGATCCATTAACTTCGTAACGTTCTTTAATGATAATTGGCTTATTATTATATTGAGTAAATTGTGGAGTTACTGAATTAATAGTAGAATCAGTTGTTCCTTTACCAAATTCAGAACCATATACAAATACTTTCAAAGTAGTTAAACCTGTAAAGTCAATGCTACTAGTTAAATCTGCTTGAGTATAAGGAAGAACAGTAATAGTAGCATTACCAGAAGCACCAGCACCAGTAACACCAGTTACTAAGCATTTTAGTTCTTCACCATTAGCAGGGTTTAATACAACTACAGTTTGATTAACAGAGATAACACATTGAACGCTTGCGCTTTGTGCAATAGTCAACGTGGTAGCTGAAGCATAACTTACATTTACGTAAGAAATGTGCAAACGGTTTTGTTCAGACCATACAACTTGATCAGAAGTCATTGGCATTTCAGCGCCAACCATACGCAAGAAACCAGAAAGTGTACGATTTCCATAGCGCTCTACTTCTTGCTCATAAATTTCAGGTAAATATTGTTGAGCAAAATCGCTTGTTCCGTCTGTAAAGTTCAAATAATTTGACTCTAAGACTGTTTTTTTTTGTGATGGAACCAAAGATCCAAACACAGGACTTACATTAGCCATAATTTTAAATTTTTAATTAGTTAAATCTTTTTGTTTTAATTTTAAGTTTTGAAGAGTCTTGACCACTAATTGCCTTAACTTTTAACCCATTAATATAAACAGATTCTGGTGCTTTTCTAGCCTCTCCAGTACTAGGATTTTTAGATGATGCAATAATTTCTTTAGTAGCATCAGCTTTTCCTTGTTCATAAAAATGACTTGCAAGTTTATCTGCGTTCATAGCGGCATACATGGCTTTAAGATAACCTGCTGGATCAGTAACATTTCCGTTTTTGTCCAGGAACTTCCCGACGATATTGTTAATGTCCGATTGAGTTTCAGCAACTTGAGACGGGTTTTGAATACCATATCTAAATTTTTTTTCACCAAGATTGAAATCAAAACCTTTGAATTCATTGCTGAACATTTGTTTAGTTTGGTTTTTAAATGTCTCGTGCTGCTGCGTGCGCATGCGTTGCTCTTCGTTGTATCGGTTAAAAAAGTCTACAGCTTTTTGTTGCTCTTGGGTTACGCCCGGTCTCAACTTGATCTCGTCGTAATATTTACCTTTTAAGCCATCTAAAAAGTTCCTAGCTTTTCCAACCTCTTCTTTATATGCGAGTTTTTTCTTTCTGATGTCTCGCTCATCATCTAGTTCTTCGTCCCAAGAAAAATCTTCTAATAAAAGATTTACATCTTCGGCGTCTAAATAAGGTTTTGTTTTAGAATAATATTCACGTAATAATGCTGTTTCGCTAACATTAGAATAATCAGCATTTAAGCGCACATAATCCTCAATATTACCACCTGTTTCTTCCATAAAAGCAACAAGCTTTTCAACGTTTTCAGGAAGTGGTTTTCCTTTTTGTTGTTGAACATCTATAGCGTCATTAAACTGATCTACAAGTTTTTCTGATTTTTCTTGTACTTCTTCTTCAGTTATTTCTTGTATTATCGGAGTTTCTTCTTTGTTTCCTTCTCCCACGCTTTGCAGTTCCACTTTGGCTTCTTGCCCAGCTTCTTTGCTTTTGTCCACTGACTCCAACACGCTGCTCTCTGGCTTTTGTTCTGGAACGGCATCTTCTTGCTTTTTAGTTAAATCTACTTTAATAGGTCCATCGTTAACAGATCCTAATTGTTTTGCTTTAGGTTTTTTCATTTTGAAATCACCTTCTTGTTTTGCTTCTGTTGACATAATAAAATAATATATAATTAATTAATAGTTTTTATTTTGGGGAAAACTGCTCTAAATTAAACCCACCTAGTACATCATTACCCGCTGATTCAAAGTTTTTAGGTAATGTGTCATTTTTTCTTTGATCAATCAATTCGCTTTGCTGAGTTCCTTGCATTTTAATTCTTTTATCTTTTCTTTCTTCAACAGCATCAATATTTATTTTTTCAGCCTTAGCCCTTGCCTCAGCCAATTGCATGTTGTATTGAAACTCCATGGCCATTAACTCTTTTTTAATTTGAGCTTCTGTTTGTAATCTTTGTATTTCAAATTGGGATTTAGCCTGTTCTATACTAACTTTTTCTTGCGTAAGAGCCTGTTGTTTTTGAACTTCAGCCATAGCCGCTTTTTCGCTAGCCTCCGCGTTTGCTTGTGCTTGCGCTTGGTTTTTAGCCATTTGCTGCTGTTGCATTGCTTCAGTTTTCTTTTTCTTTCTTAATTTAATAAGTTCGTTGGCTAACTTCAAGTTTTTTATTTGTCTTATATCTATAACATCGTCTAAGTCAATACTTCCACTCTGTAAAGCTATTTGTATATTTTGCTCTAGTTGTGCTTTTTCTTCTTCATCTGGTTCTAATTCTAAATAAATACCAAAGTCATGTAAGTTTAATTTTTCTATTTCCTTTAACACTTCAACATTAAAACTAGAAATGCTTTGCATTAATGAGTTTTTTGTTAAAGGATGTTCCAACAAGTCATTTACTTTTAAAGATATGTTTTCACAAGTTCTTAAAGTTAAATAATTACTTGCTTGATTTATGTGTCGTGTTGCTACGTTTGAAGCGTTAGCGGCCATTTTTTGTAAACCAAGTAAAGCGTCTTTGTCGGGATTACTTCCATCTCTTGCTTCATTTAATCCTGTTACATCACGTATCATTTGTAAATAATACTGATATGTTTGTATTAATGATTGAATTTTAGCTTGACCAGATGATGATGTTAATTCTTGTACCGGTACTTTTCCTCTGTTTAAATCACCGTCTTGAGTCAATGATCTACCAACAATACTACCAGTTTGGAAATACATATTAAGCGCTTCAGCTGGATTATATGTTGTTCCATTTCCAAGATCAACTTCAGCTAAACCGTCCATGTCTAAAAACACACCGTCTGGTATAATTCTAGACATTACCTGTTGTAATTTTAAATGTGTTAATTGAATCATGTCGGCAAAACCAGTAATTCTACTAACAAGTGAATCTATTCGGCCCTTATAAAGTCTTGGCGCACAAATATTATAATTCATTACAACTTTGGTGGTATCAGCATAAGGACGCGTCATATTTTCTGCTAACTCCCACTTTAACATAGTATTAGTACCCATAACTTTAGCACCAGAATATAAAACTTCTATTGTTCTATATACTCTTTCAAAGTTATCGCTTGGTGGAGGGTTAAACTCGTCTGTTTTTTCTAAAGCTTTTTCTAAACCAGTATCAGTTTTTTTAATTTTAAAAACCTGATTCATATATGTTTTATATTCAAAATATAAAACCTGAACAGTATTATCATCATAATTACCCCATCCAGTTATGTATTGTCTATTTCCTGGCATTTGCTGAATTTCATATAACTCTTCTTCTGAAATATATGGAAATTGTTTTTTAAGTTCAGGGATTGTAATCGCTTTTACTTCTCCAACGTAATATATGTCTTCAAAATTTGGATCTTCCGTATATGAATAAACCATATAGGCCGGATCAACATATTCTATAGTTATTCCGTTTGAAATATTAAAATTTGTTTTAACAGCTCCAACACCCAAAACAGTTAAATCGTAGTTTAATCTTTTACGAACTTCATCGTATTTGTTTTGTTTTAATACATTATTTATTGCCTCTTCTTCAGCAATTTCAACAGCTTGCTTATAGTTAAGCTGCATGTGTATTTCGACTTCGTTTTCATTTTCAGGTAGTTGATCTAAAGAAACTCCAGATTTAGATATATCAACACCTGCCATTTCTTTAAATTGAATTATACCAGGTTTTGCATACATGTCGTTAATCAAATTGCTAGCATAATCAATTCTTTTCTTTAAAGCCTCTGGATCTTGAGCAAATGCTTTTATATCGTAGGTTTTTTGTGATACACCGTTTACAACAATATCCACAAACTTAGAAATAACAGGTACGGGTTTCCAGTCTAAATTTAAATAAGACAAATCACCGTTAATAGATAATTCGTCTTTATATTTTTGAACAGATTGTTCTCCTCTAGCATACAACCTTAATTGATGAAAGTTATTCCAGTTAGTTTGATAACGGTTTTGATTTGTTCTTCCTTGATCAAACCATTCTTGCTCAATTGCTCTCGATACTTGCAAACCATAATCATAACTTGCTTTTTCAGCATCACTAACAACTTGGCTAGGAAAAGAACTATTAGTATTTGTATATACCTTCATTTATTCTATTATTTTAGACACAAGACCCTTGTTGTCATATCTTTTAAATCCTAAATTGTAAACTTCTTTTTTTATAGGCGTAACAGGTACATATAAATGCTTGTTACAAGCCATTATAGCCAAACCAGAGCTAATTGAAGCATCGTGTTTTGTTCTATTGTTTATATTAAATTTTGCCCAATCTTCTAGTGTTCGTTGAAAATACATATCACCATATCCTGGATTTAAAAACCCTACATAGTTTTCTATATATGTTTCAATAGCAGCAGCATGAGCTTGTTTAATATCTTCACTTGAATTAGGTATACCGCCTATTTCTCTTTCCGTTGTAGACAGTTTATTCCATACTTTATCCGGTCTATTCATTGCAAAACCGCGGTAACCTCTTCTCTTAAAATGATACAACATTCTAGGTTTGTTATTTTCAGCTAGTATTGGCATACCATAAAATATACAAGCCATTAACACGTCTTCAAAAAATATTTCAGCCGTTTGTGGTCTTGCAATGTATTCCAAAAAAAACATACTTGGAGGTACATCTTCCATGGAAAATTTTGTAAGACCATGAAGAGATCCATTTGATCCTCTTCCATCTACAGTTCCTGATATATCATAAGGATCACATCCAAAAGCTCCACAATGCTCGTTACCAGGGTATTTAATACCATTTTTTATTATCACCCGGTTTTGTAAATGTTTAGGTGGCACCCAACTTACTTTAAACCTACCATCTTTGTGTGGAACAAACATTACACTAGTATCTTTTTGACCATTAACCCACTGAAAACTTCCAGTAGTTACCATGTTAGTGTTATTTACGTCCTCATTATAATCAATCTGCTCGTATATCTTTGTAAGATTAAACAATGATTGTTTTGTTTCATCTCTAAAAGCATGTTGCTCTGTACGTGGAAACTGACGATAAAATTCATTTAAAGCGTCTTGATCTTGCTTTAAACCATCAACTTCATTTTGCCAATAATCAATTACACCAATATCTATTAATGATCCATCTGGTGCTTTAACTGGTTCTGACGGTGTGTCAAATACAGGTGTTCCATAAGCGTCAATGTATCCTTCGTAGTTCCATTCCATAGGTATGAACAAAGAATATAATCCCGAGCGAGTCTGTCCATTGGCGTTTCGTTTAGTAACGTCTGAATCGTAGTATAGTTTTTTGAAGTTATCTCCACCCTTATCTAAAGCATTTGACGTGCTTCCCATCATGCACTTGCCTATAATTCTAGAACCAAGTCTCAATGTTGTTTTAGTTACACGCCAGTTATTTAATATATTGTTTGGTCTTTCCCACTTACCACTTTCATCATGTACTAACAACTTAAGTTTTTCACCATCATAAGAGTTGTCACCGGTGTTTTTCCAGTCAATAGTTGTATCAAGACCTTCTATATCTTCTGCTTTTTCGTTAATGTCTAACTTACGTCTTGTAAATTTAGATGCTGGTACACGATAGGCTAATTCTGTTTTTGGACGATCCATACCGTCCTGTATTGGTTTGAAAAAGAAAGGGTAGTTGACCGATATTGGCACTACCTTGTCTGTAAACATTTTTTTAGCATCAGGTCCAGATTTAGATAATATACCATAACGACTATCACTAGATATTGTAGCTAAATTAACCACTTCGCCTGAAGCCATAAATGAAAAACCAGAACGACGGTTTTTAAGATAGCACATGCCGTAACATCTGTTATCAGCTTTACAAGCTTCCCAAAATATATAAAACAACCTATTGGCTTCACGATAATCTGGTTTACCTACATCAATTTTACTCCACTGTAGATACATATAATGAGTTCCAGTTATATAAGTTGGTTTACCGTTATTATAAAACCAAAAACCTTCATCTCTTAATTTAAACTCATTATCAATATAATCGTACCACTTTTCTTGAAACTCAGCAGGATATTCTTTCCAGTCAAATACTGTTTTTATTTTTTCAAGTTCTTTAGGGTACTCTCTATGTTCCCACGTGCCACAATCAAAAGTGTACACATTTTCTTCTTTTGGCAAAGCAATGATCAAACCCTGTATTTCATATATCTCACCTATTTTTCCAGTTTTACTAATTACAACTACATCATGGTCTTTATTATATCCATATTCCCATTTGTTGTAGCGATTTAGTTTACTAATTACTTTAGGATTAATATGATCTTTTACGATCCTATATAAACTTTGCTCGTACATTATTTTGACCTTCCTTCTGCAAAACCTTTAAAAGACTTAACTTCTTTTTCTTCTTTAGGTTTATCATTTAGCATATTTTCTTCTTCTTGTATTCTATTCAGAATTTCAAAAGCGTCAAACACCGCTAATTTTTTAGTGGCGGCTGCGTTCTTAAGTCTGTCAGCTGAAATATCATCGCCTGAGTCAACGATCTTTTCTTGCGCAACCTTTATTAATTCCTCCACAGCTCTTTGCCCAGCTTGGATTATTTTCAATTTCGTCTCCTTGGTATTCATACTTAATTACAATATCATTTGATTTCATACAATATAA